TCCTTCCGTATCTCGCAACCAGCCCGGACCAGCTCGAACTAGCTGGGATCGGTCGGGTCGAGCCGCGACTGGCGACGATTAGCCCGGACGGGGTCGGATCGTGGGGGCGCGTCTTGGGGGACATAGCTTCTGAGCACCTAGGCGTTGAGCTCATGGACTGGCAACTCTTGGCGGCGGATCGAATGATGACGTTCGACGCGAATGACGATCTAGTTCACTCGAGCTCGCTGGTATCGGTGGCGAGACAGAACGGGAAGACCACTCTGATCCAAGCCTTGATTCTCGCTTGGCTTCTTGAGATGCCGAAGATCCGGGGAAAGAAGCAGACCGTCGTCTCGACCGCGCACCGCCTCGACCTCGCTTGCTTACTCTTTGACGAGGTCGCCCCGATCCTTGAGGACAAGTTCGGAGCCGAGGTGATGTGGTCCTACGGTCGCTACCAAGCGACGATGCCGGACGGGTCTCGCTGGTTCGTCAAAGCGGCGAAACCTTCGATCGGTCACGGCATGAGCATTGACTTAGCCGTAGTGGACGAGCTATTCGACGTCTCCGAGCTTGCGCTCGATCTCGGACTTGCGCCAGCTCAACGCGCCAGACGCTCCCCGCTTCTCGCCATGTTTTCAACAGCTGGAACCGAAGCCTCGACCGCGATGATCAAGCGACGCGAAGCCGCACTCCGAGCGATCGACGAAACTCGACCGACGCCGGCTCTTTTCCTTGAATGGTCTCCGCCACCGGATCTCGACCCGATGAGCGACGAGGCTTTCGGCTGGGGCAACCCGGCGCTCGGACACACGCTTCGTCCGGAGACGATTCGAGCTGAACGCGAAGGTCCGGATCGAGGGGCCTATCTTCGAGCTTCGCTGAATCTGTGGATCACCGTCTCCCGGGGATGGATCGAGCATGGACGCTGGGCTCAGCTTCATCACAGCGGGACTATCCCGCCCGGTGGAGTCGTCGCCGTCGAGGTCTCGATGGACGAGTCTCGAATGTTCGCCGTTAGAGCTGTACCGATCGAAGACGGCAAGACCGCCGTCACCGTCGAGTTCGTCGCCGAAACACACGCCGAGCTGTGGGCCAAACTCACCGAGCTCGCCAAAGACCCGACGATCAAGTTCGCATTCTCACCGACGATCGACGTTCACGCCCCCGCACTCTTTGAGCGTCGCCGCGTCGTCGTCGGCTACGGCGAGATCTTGAAATACACGCCGGTCGTCCGACAGATGATCGCCGAAGGCCGCCTCGTACACGACGGGTCGGCGATGCTCGCTGAGCACGTGAACCGCGCCGTCGTCGTCAAGACCCAAGGTTCGATCGCGGTCTCATCACAGAAGTCGCCCGGACCGATCGAGCTGTGTCGCACGATGATCTGGGCATCGGCTCTCGCCGCTCGACCTCGAGCATCCGGGAAACCCGCGCTCGTCGTCGTCGCCAACTAGTCTCGATCCGGCGGTCGCCCTCGCCTTCTGTCGGGGAAACGTGACGGGCGATCGCCACCATTGGCGCCGGGCTGTGGCACACTAGACGCATGGGACTCTTCTCACGCAACAAAACCGCGACGCTCGCCATATCAGAGCCAGAGGTCCAAGCCGCCGTCGGCTGGTCCAACACCGGAGCGACACAGATCGGCGACTTCTACGCATACGCGGACGGGACCCGGAGACAGCGGGCTATGTCGCTCCCGGTTATTACACGCTCAAGGGATCTGATCTGTGGAACGATCTCGAACCTCAAGCTCGAGATGTTCCGCGAAATGTGGAACGGCGAAGAAATGGAATCCGTCCCACTTGCGCCGCGCTCATGGCTTGACCGAATCGACAAGTCCGTTCCGAATAACTTCATCCTCGCATGGACGATCGACGATCTCTTGTTTACCGGATCAGCTTTCTGGTATGTGACGGCGAGAACGGGCGATGGCTACCCCGCTTCGTTCACACGACTCCCGTCCGCGATGATCTCTCTTCAGGATCAGCAGGGTCCCGTCAGATTCGGCCCATCGAATCAGATCCTCTTCAACGGTCTACCGATCGAAAGCTCCGAGGTGATCCAGTTCATCTCGCCGCTTGAAGGCTTGAACTACACCTCGAATCGTGCGATCGAGACCGCGATCAAGATCGAAGAAGCCCGCTATCGCAACGCCGCCAGCGCGATCCCGGCTGGAGTGCTTCAGCAAGTCCAAGGCTCAGAGCCCTTATCAGCCGACGAGCTCGGGAGCCTCGCCGCCGCTTTCAACTTGGCTCGCATGACGAATCAGACGGCCGCTCTGAATCCTTACATCACCTACACCGAGACGAGCGCCACGCCGGACAAGATGCTTCTCATCGACTCCGCCGACTACTCCGCGAAAGATCTCTCTCGAGCTACTTCGGTCCCGCCGTACCTCGTCGGCGTCTCCACCGGAAGCTACGCCTACACGAACGCCACACAGTCACGCATCGACCTCTGGACGTTCGGTTGCCTCCCGTATGCGAAATGTATTGAAGAGACACTCTCGTCGGACAATGTTCTTCCACACGGAACGAAGGTCCGCTTCGATGTCGATGACTTCCTTGGCGAGATGTACGACGGCGAACGCCGAGAGGACGATTCAATGGACATCGAAATCCCAGACGCCGCAACCCGCACCGCATAGGATCCGATCATGATCAAACTCATTCCCCAGCCATTCGACCTCGACGCCGCGCAAGGCGAACAGCCGCGCCGCTCGATCTCCGGTGTCGCCGTCGTCTACGGCGTAGAAGCCACCGTCTCCGACGGAACCCGCGTCCGCTTTCTTGAAGGATCACTCCCACTTGAAGGCCCGAACCCCAAGCTCTTCCTCTACCACGACTCGACCCAGCCCGTCGGCGTCGTCACCGAACGAACCCAAGTAGACAACGCCGTCCTTTTCTCCGCTCGACTTTCCGAAACGTCGCTCGGATCGGAAGCTCTCGTCCTCGCATCCGACGGCGTACTCGACGCCGTAAGCGTCGGCGTGAACCCGACCAAGTTCCGCTGGTCCAAGGATGGAGTCATGGAGATCCAAGCCGCCGACTGGTACGAGCTTTCGATGGTCCCGCATGGCGCGGTTCCCGGAGCGGTCATCACCGACGTCGCGGCGAGTATCCACCAAGACGACGAACCCGTGAGTAATATCGAAGAAGAAGTCCAAGACAAGGAGCCAGAAATGTCCGAAGAGAACGTCACCCCAGAAGTCATCGAAGCGTCGCCGATCCAGCGTCTCTTCGCACAGCCGCGCCGCGAGTTCAAGCTCCCGTCGATCACCGAATACATGGCGAAGTTCATGAAGGGCGGAACCGAATGGTCCGACTTCAACGCACAGATCCGCGCCGCCGCACCGGACGTCGTCACCTCTGACCTCGACGGTGTGGTCCCAGAAATCTGGACCACCCCTGTCTACGACGGACTTCGCGGTCTTCGCCCCGTTGTCGATGCGATCGGCACGAAGGCGATGCCACAAGCCGGCAAGGTGTTCATCCGTCCGAAGGTCACGACGCACACCACGATCGGCGGACCACAGACCGAGAACAACACGATCACTTCGGGAACTTACGTCATCTCCGATGAGCAGGTGACGAAGGGAATCTACGGCGGTTACGTCGAGATCTCCGAAGCCTCGCTCGACTGGAGTCAGCCGGAAGTCCTCGGGCTCCTCCTCGACGACATGGCAAAAATGTACGCGCTGAAGACCGACGACGTCGCCGCCGATGCGCTCGTCTCCGGAACCACGAACTCGACCTCGATCACCGATCCGACCGATCCGGCTGAATGGGTGTCCGACATCTACGACGTCGCCGCCGCGATCCTCAATAGCTCGAACTACCTCCCGACCCATATCTTCCTCTCACCGGATGTATGGCAGAAGTTCGGCTCGCTGTCCGACACCGCAGACCGTCCGCTCTTCCCGCAGGTCGGACCGATGAACGCGTTCGGCAACATGAGCCCCGGCTCGACCAACTCGGTCGCGTTCGGTCTCCAAGTCGTCGTCGATAAGAACTTCGCCGCCAAGACTTGTATCGTCGGCAACCCGATGGGCTTCGAGATCTTCGAGCAGCAGAAGGGCGCGATCTCGATCGACAACCCATCACAGCTCTCCCGAACGATCGCCTTCCGCGGTTACTTCGCAACGCTGATGATCGACGCCACCAAGTTCTACAAGATCACCCTCCCATAGTCGAAAGAAGGAACAATGGCGACGTACACAGTCGTCCAGAAGTACCTCGTCGATAACTTCGCCGTCCTCGTGCTCGCTACCCCCAGCGAGCTCGAGGTCGGTTCCTCGATCACGGTCGCTTCGGTGGACGCGACCTTCAACGGGAACTACACCGTCCGCGATCTACCGACCCAGCTCTTCGTCGGCACAGATCAGAACGGTGATCTTCTCTTCGACGAAAACATCATCCTTCCCTATCAGGTCCTCTACGCAAAGACCGCCGACAACATCGAGCGCGTCGCCGCTACCGGGACCGTCGCCTACACGCCGACGTGTACGTGGATCACCGCAACCGACATTGAGGACTGGCTCGGCATCGGCACAGCCACAGCTGGCGACGCCGCCTTCCTCACGATATGCGCGTCAGCCTCGTCGCAGTTCTGCTGGAGACGACGTCAAGAGGCCGGCTATGTCGATTCACTCACGACCGTCCCATCGCAAGATGTGAAGCTTGGGACGATCATGTATGGCGGCGCTCTCTACCGTCAGCGCGGCTCACTCGATTCGCTGGCAAGTTTTGGAGACATGGGCGTCGCCCCGGTCCAAGGCCTCTCGCCGCTCATCAAACAACTTCTCGGGATCGACCGTCCGGCGGTCGCCTAAGCCATGCCTACCCCGGCGGTCTACACCGACTTCCTCAACGCGTCGCTCGACAACTTGACGACCAAACTCGGCACGATCTCCGGGCTCTCCGTCGTAAACGATGTCCGGAACGCGAACCCGCCATGTGTCCTCATCAACCCGCCGACGATCGACACGTTCGCTCGAGGAACTTTCCGCATGACGTACACGCTCCAAGTCCTCGGCCTCGGACCCGGCAACCTCGACGGCGAGCGAAACCTACTCTCGAACGTGGCAAAGATCCTCGACGCGGGGATCGGCGTCACCTCATGCCGACCGACCCAGATCGCTATCGGGGCCGGAACATTCATCGCCTACGAGCTGATAATCCCTCTGGAGAGTCAGTAGGCGTGGCACAATAGACCAAGAACAAGGAGCACACTATGGCGACATCCACCTATCTCTCGAACCCCAAGGTCCAGATCGGCGCGGCGATCGGATCGCTGACCGACATCACCGACCAAGTTTCCGCCGTGACGCTGACCGTCACCAAGGAAGCTCTCGAGGACACCGCGTTCGGATCGACTTCCCGCACCATGACGGCGGGCCTCTTCAGTAACGAGTTGAGTATGACGGTCTTCGCGTCATACGCGACCAGCGAGTCCTACGCTGTGCTGGCTCCGCTCGTCGGAACCAAGTGCGTGATCAAGGTGAACCCAGCAGACGCCGCCGACGGTGCGACGAACCCGGGCTTTATCCTGACCGACACCTACTTCGAGGCTCTCCCCGTGATCAACGCGAACCTCGGAGAACTCTCGACCTACGACATCACCCTTCAGGGCGGAACGTACTCAGTCGATACCACCGCCTAGTCTCAACACGACTCGGCCCGACCAAGGAGCAACATGAGACAAGCGATCTATTTCAAGCGCGGCGAAGACGCACCCGTCGAGACGTACTTCACGACGCTCTTCGTCATCACCGAATGGGAACGGCTCGAGAACCGACGACTCGGAGACGGCAAAGGATTCGGAGCAACCGAACTCTCCGTGTGTCTCTGGATCATTCTGAAGCTAAAAGGTGAAGACGTCGGTGAGAGCTGGCGCGAGTGGCTCCAAGCGAACGATCACTTTCAGATCGTCGCCGGAGTGGACATGACCGACCCAAACCCTACGGGCGGGGATCATTCAGACGAAAGTTAGCGGAAGTAGTCGCCGCTACCGGATGGTCCCCCACCTACTACGCGGACACTTTCGACACTCGAGATCTCATCACGCTCGCTAAAGTCCTAGAGGACGCCAACAAAAGGAGCAAGCGATGAACGTCGAAACGAACGTCTCCGTCGTCGGGCTCAAAGAGGCCCTGAAGGAACTCAACTCGTTCGACAAGGTTGCTCGCCGTCAAGTGACCAAGGATTTCAAGCGGATCACTCAGCCAGTCGTGGAGACCGCCAAGGGGCGAATCCCATTCGGTCCACCGCTCTCCGGTATGGCGCGAAACTGGACCCCAAGCGGACGTCGAGCTCCGCTTCTCCCTTGGAACCCGAACGGCGACATCCGCCAAGTCATCAACACGAAAAAAGTCAAAGAATATCAAGGGACGAAAGTGAACCTCGCAGTTTTCTCCGTCAAGTGGGTCGATGCGGTCGCCACGATCTTCGACTTCGCATCTAACGGACGCCTCGGACAGTCCCTAACGTCCAAGTTCGGAACCCCGTCCCGAGTAATGTGGAACGCTATGGACTCAGAAGAAGGACGCGTCGAAGCTGAGCTTCTCGACGTCATTCAGGGCGTCATGGAAGACGTCAATAAGCGTCTCGTCCGAGGAGATTAGTCGTGGCGGTAATCGTCCCCATCATTTCTGAGTTTGACTCAAAAGGATTCGATAAAGCGATCAAGGAGTTCCAGTCGCTCGAAGGCGTAGGAGCCAAGTCCGCTTTTGCCCTCAAGAAGGCCGCGCTTCCAGCCGCCGCCGCCGTCGGAGCCCTCGGAGTC